TGCCTGTTCTTTGTCGTCTAAGAGTTCAGCCACTACCTTTCTTGAATTACCTTCGCCTGTGTACTTATTAACTATGTCCCTTATGTATTGTTCTGGGTCTTTGCCGTCTGGCGGCTCACCAAAAAGCTGAAGTAAAACACTTGGGAAGAATCCGTTATCTAATTTGTCAAGATTAAACGTGGAAATCTTATACTCTATGTCTGCATCTTTTAAAGCACCTGAATAGTCTGGCACTCCGTAAGTCTGATATTCTGGTTCGTAGTTCTTAACGTGTATTAAGTAATTACTTTCTGTTCCAGTTAAATCAATCTCACTTATAGGAAATTGTTTATTCGGATAAGTTGTGTCTGTTCCTATGTCCCTCCAGAAGTTAGAAATATAAGCCCTCTCTCCATCCTGTGAAAGTCGTATAGTCGTAGCGTCCCTGTGGAATAGATTAACCCTGTCACCCTCTTTTACGACTTCTATATAAGCGTTCCCGAATACTATGTAATCACTCTGGACTTTCTTGTAAACCTCGTACAAGGTTTCGTCGTTTGAGTTTATGGCTTCAGCGTACTCAATTTGCGGGTCTGTTAAGTCCTCAGAGTAAAGTAATTTACTACCTACTGAATAAACAACCTTACTTTCCAGTACTGCACCATTAGTAGAAGAACGTCGTTTCCTTAAAGCTAAGTCGTTAATCCAAACATTCTTTGAACCCTCAAAGAAAGGAATCCACTTAGACCTAGTATTTGTCTGGTTTATGTTCTCTCTGGTAACATTTGGCGTCTGTACTCCTGTGACACTAGCAAGAATCCTATTTCTTGGACTTTTCCTCTGTCCGTTGGATTTTGTCTTTATGTCCACCTTCGTATAGTTTTTTAAGTTCGGTTTGTGTTGCCTTTGATAAAATGTGCTGACCATTTGAATCGCTGATAGCACATTCTAAATACTTGTCTTTTACTTTATACTTCATAATTAAATAAAAAAGGGTGAACAGCATCCACCATCCACCCTTCAAAGTTAGTTAAAATAAATCTACGAACCAAAGTCCACGGTCCCAGAAGCATTGCTCTCAATAGTACCGACGTATTCTCGTACTATTTCAGCGTGTTCTGCCGTTAGGGTGATGGTGTATTCATTAGCACCAGAAAGTTCGCCCTCAATCGTTGTATTGACATTAGCTATACAACTAGCTTCCTTCCCGATAATGTTATCCCAACCGACAACAAATCCTCTAAGATACGTTCCTGTAGAGTTTGTTCCCTCAATTACTGCCGTAATCTCTCTAGCATCAACCAATTCTTGTAATCTCTTACCTTTGGTTTTGTCTACTCCACGTACTTTAAACTCAACCGAGTTTGTGAAAGTAGCCGTGCCGTTTTCGTTAGTGCCTTCAGAGTTAAAACTTTTAGTCTTAAATTCTCCCTCGTACTCATACCACTTGTCACCTACTCCTGTTGTTACTGCCGTGAAGTCTTGTAAACTCCCTGCCGTAAAAGAAGTAATGTTGCAAGTTTCAATGAGGAAAATTCTCGCTAAAGCTGCCCTGTTTTGCTCGTTACAAGCTAGAATTAAATCATTCGAAATTCCCATTATTACTTAGTTTTAAAAATTAGTATGCAAAGCTGATTAACTCTGGATGCAAGATTTGCGCACCTAACTTGAATTTCACTTTCATTCGGATTACTTCGTCATCGTCAGAATACCAAGTCTTAACCTCGTTAGATGGACTCAAAACATCAGCACCAACAATCAAGTTAGATGGTGTAGTGAATACACACATATTAACACCAACTCCCGATGCTTGTGGGTTATCTACGTCTGCTAAGTGGGTGTCCCACCCTTTAACCTCTACTACTTCAATTCCTCTAAACTTAACAATTGTACTACCATCTTCTAGGTTTAGTTGTCCCTTTTCGTTTTGAGTATCTTCTAACGTAGTAAGATAGTTGTCCATTATGGAAGAAGTAACATAAAATTTCTTCTCACTTCTATCAACTGCCCTTAACGTCTTAGATTGATTTTCGTACATACTACGGAAAAGTGTAATTGCACCATCAGCAACCATTGCACCGGCTACCTCAATGTTTGAATCTGTATTCATATCTAAATACTGACCAACTTGTCCTGAAACGTCTCCAATCAAATGTACCCATCCGTCAAATTGGTCGTAATCTGAAGAACCGGAACCCGCATCTGCAAACCAACAAATTCTAGGAATGTCGCTTTCAAGACCTTTCATTAAAGAAGCCCTTAAAATGTCCTCTACTATCGTTCCTTGTAAGTCGTCAATCTCAACTCCTAACTTAATTGCTTCCTCAAAGATAGTTCCATCAAATGCGTCTTCACACTCTTCTAGGTTACTCTTTACTTTTGCAGTAGAAATTGTTCTGTCTGAAATTGATAACGAACCCTGCTGAGAAAATCCACAAGTAGTGTACTTGCGTAGAATCTTACTAAGGTTGCCCGGTATGTACAAGTTAGTTTTGTCTACTACTTGCATCACTTTATAAATACCGAATACATCTTGTCCACCCTCTTGTGGCTTGTAGAAAAGTTCGGTTAGAAATTCCCTTCCGTTATAGGTGTGAGAAAAACTGGTTGTTACTGAATTTGCCATTTTATTTTTTTATTATTAATTAATATCCTTTTAATCTTGCTGAAATTATCGCCTTTAAAGTGTTTCCAAATACTCCCTCAGTATTTTCAACTTCCTCTGTTGGCTCTGTGTCCACTTTTGGTGCTACTTCAACTGGTGTTGCTTTGTACTTAGAAAGTTCCTCTGACAATATTTTGTTGGCTTCTACTAGAGTTTCTTTTTCTCCGTTTAGTGAAGTCAATGTTTCTGCTAACTCCTGATTCTCTGTTCCTAGAGTGTCAAGCGTTGTAGCTATCTCAGAAATTTCGTTTGTTATTTCGTTTTCGTCTGCAATCTTTACTTCTTTGTTTGCAGATATAAAGTTGGTAACCTTTTCTGTAAGGTCTTTCAACTGGGTTGTTAATGGGTTCAAGTCCATATCGTTTAGTATTTGTTCTTTTTGGTTGTTTGTTAAAAAACTATTAATTATCTTTTCTTTATTAATCTTTGCAGCAATCTTCACTGGTGCTTTTATGCTAGTTACAAAACCCAGTTCCTTTGCTTCTTCAGGGCTTAGAAATTTATCCTCGTTCATTATATCTCGGATTGTTTCTTCGCTTTGTCCTGTCTTTTTAGTAAAAATAGATACCATTCGGTTGTCTATCTTACGCATATCGTCTGCAACACTATCAAAATCTTCTGCACTTCCCTGTGCTAGAGTATGAGAATTATGTATCAAAAAAAGCGAATTTTCGCTAATCTCTACTTCATCCCCTGCCATTGATATAACTGCCCCTGCTGAAGCCGTTGCTCCTATTATATTGACCTTAGTATTAAAAGGGTGTGAAGCAATTAAGTCGTGGATAGCAAGACCCTCAAAAGCACTACCACCCAAAGAAGCTATATTTACTACAAGTTCTGTTTGTGTGTTTCCTAGTTCCGTCTTAACTGATTCTAAGGTGTTTCCCTCGTCAAAGAACGAATCCCCAATCTGTCCGAAGATGTCTATTTCTGTGAGGTCTGAAGATGCTTTAATCTCAAAATGTCGCATAGGACAAAAATACTTTAAGGAATTTGCAATCTCTTGCAACTTCTATGCAAATTATTTTTTAGTGACTATTTCGTGTATCATTCTAAAGGATAGGTTGTACTTAAAGCAAAGGTCGTCATATATATCAGTCATACTCATTTGCCCACTTATAACCATTGTATCGTAGTCTTTATTTATAGCCCTGTTCCTTATAGCTTTTCTGTCGATTAGATTATCCTTTGCCATTTGATAAATAACTTTCTCTGAAATATTATCTTCAAATTGTTTTGCGTATTCTTTTATTAAGTCCATATATGTTACCTCCATAATTCTATTGCTCGTTTCCAGAATCTTATTATCATTACCCTACAATCATTACAAGACATATTTTTAAGTGGATAGGGTTCTATGTATTTATCAAACTTATTAAATAAGGTTTCTAGCTCTGTCCTGTCTGCGTACATTTTACCGCTTACCTTTTTATAAGAGTGTAGTATTTCCCTCTTTTCTTCGTCGCTTATTAGGTCGGCTCTTTCTTCTAGTGTAGTTGGCATTTCGGACTTTTAATAGTTATTTTATTGACAATAGGACAACCGCAATCGTCACACTTTTCGACCTTTAAAGTGAATCCTAAAAACTTGTAACCCTCCCTAAAAAACATACAATCTTTGCAAATGTCATATCTCCTTTTCTTCTCTATTTTGTTAGTAAATAAACTATCCATAAGACCTTATCCTATCTCTGCTTCGTTTGTTACATTCAATACACTTGCCTGTTGCTCGGTTGTATCAGTCACTACATTAACTACTTTGATTGTGTCCATCTGTGAAACAAATTGCTCAGTAGTGCCAGAAATATCTGTCGGACTTTCTGGAAAACTAATAGGCGCAGGGATTCCCCCTTGTTGGAATTTTGTTATTCCTCC